TTGCCGGGCAATATGATTATTGCATTATAGACAATCCGCCGGATTTGGGGATGAATGTCATAAATGCAATGGTGGCAACGGATGAAATCATTATACCCGTGTGCTTAGATGCCTATTCCCTGGATGGCCTGGAAGAGTTGGTGGAGCAGATAAACCAAATACGGGCATTAAACCCCAAGGCCAGGCTTGCCGGATGCCTTATTGCAGATTATGAGAGAACGGACACAAGCGAAGCGGCGGAAATGTGGTTAAGGACAAAGGGAAGTTGCCCAGTATTCAAGCAGAAAATCAGACATTCCAAAAAGACCAAGGATGCCACGTTTTACCGTCAAACCCCGTTGCATTATAGCATCCGCAGCGGAGCTGCCCAGGACTATAAAGCCTTTGTGGCGGAATATGTGCAGAAATTTGGACACCTGGCAGCAGGGGAAAGGAGTTGAAAGCATGGGATTTAATATTTTAGACATTATGAACGCCGCCACCATGGCGGAAACAGGGAAAAACAAAGATTACCAGGAAATCACATTGAATTACCAGGACATTGTAGTTACAAAACATAACAAGTACAGTATGGACGGACTGGATGACCTGGCAACGGGTATTTCCATGGATGGATTGCAGGAGCCGCTTGTATTGGGACGGGTAAACGGGGAATATTGGTTACATTCCGGCCACCGCAGACTTGCGGCAATCAAAATGTTGGTGGCAGAGGGGAAAACAGAATTTGAAAATATACCGTGCCGCTATAAAGACATGACAGAAATTGAATTTAGAATTTCCCTTTTGGTAGGTAATACCTTTAACCGCAAAATGACAGACTATGACCTTATGACCCAGGCGGCAGACTGGAAAGAAGTATTGACCCAGGCGAGGAAAGAGGGATTGCTTATTCTGGAAGCCGGGCAGAGGGTCCGGGACTATGTGGCAGCAGTAATGGGGGAAACGGTGCCGAAAATCAGAACCTTAAACACCATAAGCGATAATGCCACGCCGGAAGTAAAAGAGCAATTCCAGAAAGGCAATTTAGGAATTACGGCGGCCGTGGAAGCGGCCAAGGCGGACGAGGACACCCAAAAAGAAATTGCCCAGGCGGCAGAGGATAAGGGCGGACTGGGTGCCGAGGAAATAAAGACCATGACCGAAGAAAAGAAAAAGCACCGCAAGACCTTAGAGGATGAAACCAGGGAAGCCAATGTGTCAGATACCGACACAACCGAAGAGGAAAAGGCCAATGCCAGGAAATTGCACGCCTTAAAAATGCTTGAAAAATATTATACCTGGTTAAATGACGAGGAAGTGGGAATTTTGGAAGCCATGTTGGAAGATTGCAAACGGCGTAAACGGGAATATGCCATTGAGGAAGAATAGGAGAATGGAACATGAATTTGCAGAACATGAAGAGAGGGGAAACCACGGAGCAGATAAGCCTTTTTAACTGAGCGGAACGCAACGCCCATGTGTTACCGTGCCTTTCCCTCATGTACCACGTCCCAAACGAGGGCAAGCGGACAAACGGGGCGGTATTAAAGGCAATGGGGTTAAAAACAGGCGTGCCGGATGTAGTGCTGCCCGTTGCAAGTCACAATTTCCATGGGCTTTACCTGGAAATGAAGTATGGGAACAATAAGCCGACAAAAGCACAGGAAGAGTATATGGCGGCGTTGCGGCAGCAGGGTTATAAAACAGTGGTTTGCTATGGGGCAGAGGAAGTAAAAACGGAGATTATGGAGTACTTGCAGGACCCGGAGCGGATGCCACTTGCAAAGTGCATAAATGCACCGTGGATTGACGGAATGTGTGACGGCGTGCCAATGCCTGGGGGGATGTTTGCAAAGGAACCGTGCCGTGGGTGCGAGAAGCACAGAAAGACCAGGGCGGAAAGCGTGATTGAAGCCAATATGGCAACAGTGGACGATTGTTTTAAAAGACCAGTTATAAAAGCAATAGCAGATTTGGCAGCAGGAAAACCATTGCAAAATATAACACTGGAAGAAACCCTGGAAACAATAAATAAAAATTTGGCATTATTGGCAAAAGGGGACTGGCTTACCGTGGAGCAGTCAGCGGAAGTATTGACCGTTGCCATGGATGCCTATAAACAGGCGAAGAAAGGGAAAGGAGAATAGGACATGGAGAAAAAAACAGACGGCGGCCATGAGATACCAGAAGAGGATTTAAGGGAAATGGAGCAGGACGGCGGCCAGGAAGTGACAGAGGAAACCAAAACACAAACAGGGTATTGTAAATTTTGCGGACAGTCCGGGATTATTTACGCACCGAAAACATGGAGCCAGGAAGAGGTAAACGAAGCGGCAACGTGTAGGTGCGAGTGTGACGAAGCCAAGAAGTATGCAGAAAGCAAAGAGCGTGTGCAAAAGGCAAAGAACCGTATTACGGAATTATTTGGCAGTAATGCGGAAAGACCCATAGACCAGGACGTGGTTACTATCATGCTTGACGTTGTGGATGCCATAGAAGCCCGGCACATGAAAGGCGTTACCATTGACGTTGGGCAGGGCGTAAGGGCAAAAGTTTCCAAGATGGCAAAAGAGAGCATCAAGGTAGAACGCACGGAAACATCAAAGAAAACCTATGAAGAATAAGGGGGGCGGCAGTAGATTGGACAAAATGGATGCAGATATTAAGACCATAGCCAGGAGTATTATACAAGGCAATGAGAAGCGGAAAAAGAGAATAAAGACAAAGAAAGCCAGTGCCTTTGATATTAAGGCCGCCGCTATCGTAAATGATGCCTTGTGTAATTCATGTGGGAATATCGAGAGCATCCGGGCACGGCGGCAGATGCAGGAGAAGATTTATAAGAGCATTGTATATAACACGCCTTATGAGTACATAGCAGATGCCTTGTGTGGCCGCCGCCAATTCTATGAGTACCGCACGGAGTTTATAACACTGGTTGCCCAGGCAATGGATATGTTGCCGGGCGGCAGCAGGGCAGGAGAAGAGGGCGGCCAGTAAATGGGTCAGAATGTAGCAGTGATTTATATTAACATGGGCTTATGGGTGGGATGCACTCATAAGCCTTTGAGCATGAAAGAAAGGACGGTGGCAGCAGTTGAAAGAATATGCAAAAGGTTTCTATCAATCAGCAGCATGGAAGAGAACCAGGCAGACAGTTATTAAACGGGCAAATGGTTTGTGTGAGCGGTGCAAGGCGGCCGGGCTTTATGTTCCCGGTGTGATTGTCCACCACAAAGAATACATCACACCAAACAATGTGCATGATGCAAGCGTGACATTGGACCCGGCAAACCTGGAATACCTTTGCGAGGATTGCCACAACAAAGAGCATAAGGCAAAGCCTAACACCCGTTACCGTTTTGATAGTGACGGAAAATTATTACCGCCAAAAGAAATGGTGCAGCAGACACCACCCCCCGGTGGGCAGATTTTGAGAGGGGCCGAAAGAACCGAGGGAGATACCTCAAAAAAACTCTGCAAGGTCGCACGCATATGAGGGGGGTTAGAATATGGCAGAAAATGAAAAAAGTAATGGGAAGAAAGCACCCAAAAGAATAAATAAACTGACAAATGCCAGGATAAAAAAAGAGATAGAATTTTTAGCCCCCATGTTTGCCGGGATTGATGACGAGGACAAGAAAAGCCTTGTAAATTCATTGGTTGAGGAAGCGGCGTTTTTGAAAGTGGCTTGCTTCCAGGCAAAAGAAGAATTGAAAAAAGAGGGGCTTACAACGGAAACGGTCAACGCTTCCCAAAAGTTTGTAAAGGCCCACCCATCAGCCACGATTTATGAAAAATATTCACGCCAATATACGGCAATTATTCACACGCTTATTGAGTATTTGCCACCGAAAGAAAAGAAAAATATAAGCAGATTGGCAGCGTTACGGAATGGATAACAACTATGTTTTCCAATACTGGGAAGCCATAGAAAATGGCGCCGTAACAGTTGGAAAATGGATAACCATTTACAAAATACTGGTAGATGGTTTGAAAAGTGGCAAATGGGATTTTGACGGGGACAAGGCAAATAAGGCTATCAACTTCATAGAAAACTTTTGCCACCATTCAGAGGGACGTAACGATTTACTGAAATTGGAACTATGGCAAAAGGCCATAGTAAGTGCCATTTTTGGCATTATGGATAAAAAGACCGGGTACAGACAATTTAGAGAAGTTTTTATTGTGGTGGCCCGTAAGAACGGAAAAACCTTGTTTGCCGCAGCCATAGCGGCATACATGACTTACATAGATGGAGAGTACGGGGCAAAGGTTTATTTCCTTGCCCCTAAACTGGACCAGGCAGACCTTGTATATGACGCCTTTTACCAGATTGTCCAGGCGGATGATGAACTGGAAAGCATAACCAAGAAACGCCGAAGTGATATTTATATTAAAGAGTTTAACACCAGTGTAAAAAAGATTGCGTTTAACTCTAAAAAGTCGGATGGTTTCAACCCTCAAATGGTTGTCAATGACGAGATGGAAGCATGGCCGGGGGACCAGGGACTAAAACAGTATGAGGTTATGACTTCCGCCCTGGGTGCAAGAAAACAGCCGCTTATCATGTCAATATCCACGGCTGGGTACATCAATGATGGAATTTATGATGAACTTATGCGGCGTTCTACTTCATTCCTCAAAGGAAATTCAAAAGAAACCAGGATTTTGCCGTTTATTTACATGATTGACAACCTGGAAGCATGGGACACAATAGAGGAATTGAAAAAGAGTAACCCAAACCTGGGCGTGTCCGTATCAGAGGAATTTTATTTAGAGCAAATAGAGATTGCAAAAACATCCCTTTCAAAGAAAGTGGAGTTTATGACAAAATACTGCAATATCAAGCAAAATTCCAGTGTGGCATGGTTGGACTATTGGGATGTAATGAAAGCGGTAAACGAGGATATAAAGATTACCCTGGAAGAGTACCGGGGATGTTATTGTGTGGGCGGCATAGACCTTTCACGAACCACGGACCTTACGGCGGCATCAATCGTTATTTGGAAAAACGGAAAATGGAATGTTATTACAAAATTCTACATGCCAAAGAAACGGTATGAAATAGCCGTGAACGAAGATAACGTGCCATATAACATTTACCGGGAAAAGGGATTTTTGGAAATATCCGGGGAAAACCAGGTGGACTATAAGGATGTGTATAAATGGTTTATTGACCTGGTAAAGGTTTACAAAATCCGCCCGTTAAAAATCGGCTATGACAGATACATGGCCGGGTATTTGATTGATGACCTTAAAATGGCCGGGTTCCAGGTGGATGACGTTTACCAGGGCACAAACTTAACGCCTATCTTACATCAGTTTGAGGGCGATTTAAAAGACGGTAAATATAACCTGGGAGATAATACCCTATTGGCATCCCATCTTCTTAATGTGGCGGTGGAAATCAATATGAATG